ACCGAAGATTTCACGACGGGCAGCGCCAGCGCACGCGGTGCAAACGGGCCTTTTGCCCGATAACCCTCAATCAGGATCAAGGGTTCGCTCGGCGGCAGAAACCACTTCAGAAACTTGCGCATCGCGCCCTCCATCGGCTCACAGAGACGGCGAGTTGCCCCGCCGCCCTTCGTCAGCCGATCTCAGGCGTTGCGCAGGTACTTGACCGCCGCCGTGTCGGCCAGCTCGCCGTCCAGACGGATGTAGCCGGCAATGCCGAAGCCCGGCCAGAAATCCTTGTCCTGAATCGCCCCGATCAGCGGCGCACCAACCTTGCGGACAAAGTATTTGCCGAAATCTCCGAACGCGATGATCCGCGCGGTCGTCGCCTGCGTCCCGGCCATGTCCTGGTTGATCGAATACGGCTTGCCCAGCAGGCGGTCCGGTTCGCCGTTCCGCACATCGCCCATTTGCCACAGATAGTTGCCCTGGCCGTCCTTCAGGCGACGGATCGCCAGCAGGATGTTGTCATGGAACATCCAGCGGCACTTCGGCGATGCCCGGTAAGCCGGATCGACCGAATGCAGCAGGCCCATGATTTCATCCGATGTCACGGCGGTGGCCGAGGCGGCTGTGACGCCAAGTGTCGCGGCGGTCACAATCCCGTTTGGCTGGCCGGAACCCGTCCCCGTGGTCAGCCAGGCGTTCGCGCGGCGGCCCAGGCGTTCGCCCAGCAGATCGCCCAGCAATTGTTCCATGTTGAAGATCGAATCGTTTGCCAGTTCATAGGAAACCCGCACCCATTCGGTCGAAGCCGAGAAACTGTCCAGCTGGCGCTGTGCAAAGACCGCATCTTCAGAACCGTCGTCGGTCAGTGTTGCGCCTTCGGTCTGCGCGGCGGCAACCTTGGCGGTGTCGTCGATAAAGGGCATCGGCAGCGGGCCGCCCGACGCCGTTGCCATGGTCGTGCAGATGTCTTCGTCGTACATCGGACCCCACAGCTTCATCGCGCGGATCAGGACGGCCTGCAGTTCCGTGGGCACGGTGAAGCCACCGGCGCTGTTGGTGCCAACCGTCTGCACCCGTTTTTCCACTTGCTGAAAGCCCTGCTGCAGCACGCTGCGGGCCTCGGGGCGCATGTCGCCGGTGGCACCGCCAGCGGCAAGCCATTCGCGGAACGCTTCGCGGTAGGTCACCGGCTGTCCCTCATCGCTGCCGCGCCCTTCCTGGCCCAGCAGCGGGCGGCGCGGGTCGGGGGCGGTCAGCGCGTCCTGCACCCGTGCCAGACGGTCTTCGCGGTCGATCACGCCCTGCAGGCGGTCGAAATCTTTCATCATCGCGTCAAATTCGGCGTTGATCTCCCCGGCCCGGTCTTCGGGCGTCTTGTCGGTGATCTCTTCCAGTTTGGCGCGGGCATTGGTGTGAATGCGCGCCTGCTGCTCCCGCAGCTCAATGATCCGGGTCATGCTTTTCTCCTGTGACCGGTTTCGGGGGAATAGGCTTCCGGCGCGCCGCCGTTCAGCCGTTCTCCGCGCCGCGAAGGCGCAGGTTCATTTTCATCCGGTGGCGCAGGGCCGCCGAATTGAAATTCTTGGTCCGTGCCGCTGCCCGGTGCTGTTCCAGACTGCGCAGGCCGATGCTCGTCCCGTCAAAAGCGGGCGTGGTCACAATCGACACATCAAACAGGGCCAGCTTGCGGATCGTGCGGACCGGCATCGTGCCGGTTTCATCCCATTCCTGCAGTTCCGGGATAAAGGCAAAGGACATCTTGTCCAGATCGCCGCGCTTCATCTTCGGAACAATGCTTTGCACATCGGGATCGCTGCCATCCAGCACCGATTCCATGAACAATCCCGTCGCATCCTCGCGCAGCACCAGCGTGCCGGATCGGGTACGGGCGAGCGGAAGGCCCTCGTGATTGATCAGGAACACCACATCGTCGCGCCCGATGGCGTCCGCAAAGGCACCCGGGGCGATGATCTCCTGAAAAAACCCGCCAATATCGGCGGCCTGGTTGAACACTGCCGCATAACCTGAAACGCGGATGTCATTGCCATCCGCCCGGATGTCTGCGGCGATTCCGCCCCGGAATTCACGCTCCATCGTCTGTCCCCTGACTGGCCCCGGCAACCGGCTGCGAACCGATTGGCACCGTGGCACCCTGTATCAACAGCCTGTCGCCCTGCGGATCGCCGGGACGGTTTTCCATCTGACGCGCTTCATTCGGCGTCAGGATCGCGTTCTGAATTCCCTTCGCATAGCCTTCCATGCGGGTCTTGAAATCGCCGCGCAGCAGGCCGTCCATATTCATTTCGACAAAGAATTCCCGGTCTGTCCTGCCGAACAGCTTCAGGTTCAACTCCTGTTCGAACGCCTCCACCCAGCGCTTCATCGTGTGCTTCACGAAATGCAGATCCTGCTGTTCCGTGTTGCTGAACGTGCCATGCGACAGGTCCTGCAGAAAGGTCGGCGGCAGCGAATAGATGCGCCCGAACTCTTCAATCAGGAACCGCTTCAACTCGATCAGCTGCGATTTGGCGGCATCTGCACCCAGCGGCTTAATGTCCAGCCCGCTTGGCAGGATCAGCGCCTGACGCCCTTCCTTTGCCGCCTTCCGCGTGGCCTCTTCCAGGTCTTTTCCCGCCGCCTGCATCGACCGCCCGGACTGGAAATTCCCGGTCACGGCAAAGGGCGGCACCCCGCCATTCTGGAAAAACCGGCTGCCAAACCGCGTGGCGGCGATGGCCAGGGCAATCACATCCCGGTTGGTCGCGATGGGGCCATAATGCGACAGCCCGTCTTCGCGCAGCATGAACGGAATGTCGATAATCTCTGTTGCCGCGTAGGTGATCGTTTCCGATCCGCCCTTCGGCTTGTATTCGTAGAGCTTCTTTCCCTTTGGCGTGCGCCGGATTTTCACCTTGCCGGGTTCCAGCGGCCAGATGTTGATCACCTCTCGGCTGGCGCTCCGTTCGATGAAACTCAGGCCCCGGCCACCGGTCATCACCCGCTCGAAAAGATACTTCCGCCACTCGAAAGAGGACTGCTCATCATTCGGCGCGTCATGCAGCAGCTTTGCCAGCGGGCTGTCCGTCACCCGTTCGCGTCCGCTGTCCGTCCGGCGGAACAGGTTCAGCGGCAGACCGGCCAGCGTGCCGGGAATGAAGTTCACGGCGGCAAAAATCGCCGGAACGCTTAAGGCGTTTTCCGTCGTCACGACAATGTCGCTGGCCGTCTGCATCAGGTCGAGGCCCATCAGACGCAGAAAATCATTATCCGCCGGTGTGGCCGTGGCCCCGGTGGACGATGCCCGGCTTTCAGCCTGACGGCTGCCGCCAAACTCCATGCCGAAAATCTTCATCACATGGCCATCCGGTACTCAGGATCGGCATCCCACGGCGTCACCACCATGCCGCCCGCCTGCGGATTCCGCGCCATCAGCATGAAGGCGTTGAACCCGGCCATCAGCGCGTCGATCTTTGCCTTGCCGGCCGTCTCTTTCGTGATCAGCACGGCATTCCCTTTCTGTTCCGCACGGGCATTGCCCAACTTCCAGGCCATCATCGGCTGTCCGCCGTGGCGGAACGTGCCATCCATCAGCTTGCGTTCCATGCCCCAGATCGCCGATGACAGCCGGTAACCCTGCCCGACCGCCACCATCTGCGCCGGAGCAATGCCCGCCAGCGTCAACTCATCCACCAGCGCCGCCACCCCGGCCGGGTCCAGGCCGACAGCGGCCTCGGCGGGCAACAGCCCGTGATCGTTCAGCGCGCCGATCATCTGCGTCAGTTCTTCGAAATCCTGCGTCGGCCAGGCGCAGATCGTCAGATCACCCGCCGCTTCGAAATCGCGCAGCACCGGCACAATCTCTTTCCGCCGTTCCAGCACGGTCGGGTGCGCCCAGGCATGAAACCACGCCAGCCAGGCCATTGTCTCGCGGCACCGCCCCGTCACGCACAGCCCCAGCAGGTCATCCGCCCCGCCGCCGTCAATCCCCACCACCGCCACATCGCAGCGCTCGCGGATTGTCTCCAGCGTCACCGGCAGCGGGTCTTTCGCCCCCTGCCAGAAATCCGCTCCGATCCAGCGGTTCGAATGCAGCGCCAGCCCGACTTCCACATTCAGATGCTGCGTCGCCCAGGCGATGATTTCGCCGGTGCCGTCTTCCTTGGCCCGCGCATAGCCATCCAGCAGCGCATCCAGCGCAATCGACCGGTCCAGATTGGGCGTCACCATGTGCCACAGATCCGGGTTCAGCCAGGCCTTGTCCTTGCTGATCTGGATCGCTTCCGGAAACTCGTACAGCACCGGCAGCGTCTTCACCCGCTCGGTGATCTTCCCGTCCCGCACGCCTCGGGCATAGTGCAGCTCGGTCCTGAACACCCCTTCCGGCGGATGGTCGGACTGCGTCGTGATCATCACCAGCAGCGATTCCGGGAACGGCATCATCCCGCCCCGGATTTGCCGGATCACATCCGCCGCATAGGGCACCGACCCCAGAACGTGGATTTCATCGATCAGGGCAAAGATCGGCTTCACCCCGGTCAGAACATCCATGCCAAAGGTGCGCACCATCAGGCGGGCATTGGTGGTCCTGTCCCGGATCGTTTTTATGTTTCCACCCTGCACGTGGAACCGCTTCTGCAGAAACCCGTCCGGGTCCGCCTCGATCATCCCGCGCGCCTGTTCGAACGCTACTTCGCTGATCTTCTGCGTCGGGCCGATGATCAGCATGTCGGCATTGCGCCGCTTGTTCAGCAGCAGAAAGGTCAGCGCAAT